TTGGTCAGCGTAAAACTGACGGTGGTAGCCGCTGCGAGCGATGCGGCGTTCATTGTGATCTGACCGCATTTCTTGCTAAGTGTTACCGCCGTTGCCTTGCTGGTGGCCTGCGTAACCGTGCCGCCTTCGCCAGTGATGTAGCCAGCCTTATCGGTGTTGATGTTGGTGAAGTTGGCGTCAACTTCGGTGTGGGTCAGCGGGCTACCCTTGCCTGCACGGGTGACAATGGTGCTCATGGCGTCGGCTCAAAAACTTGTGTAAATGATGCTTGTATTGTGGCACGGTTCAGGTAAGGAATTGACTTAGACCAGTCGTAGCAGATCCACTGATACGCCGTTGCACTATCCGGTGGGGTCCATGTAAACGATGCACCATCAGCAGCCCGTGCATCAAGAAATGTTTCAATGGTGTCAGCATTGGTTTCTGATACCTCCCAGGTAAGGCTCCAGACCTTGGGGTTTTGGTTGAGTCCTACCGTTAGCCGTTGGGAATAGCCATCGCCGAACTGCATCTGCCGCACCTTGGGTTGGCTGGTCTTCTGAGCGCCGTAGGTTGGTGCGATGCTTGGGAAGGTGGCCATTAGAGATCCAGGGTGATGGTGCCGTTGGTGACAAAATCGCAGCTCATCTTGGAGACGTCATCGACTGCCGCGCTGTACGAGGCATTGGTGATGATGCCATTGAAGACAATACGTTTTGTGTCAGCCTGGGATAGGTACAACTCGAATAGGGCTGTGCCAGCGTCAGATGAGGTATTGACCGCCTCGATGAACGTGTTGTTGTCGCCCGTGTAGATCAAGTTGACAGTGCCAGAGCCGGAAATCAGGCCGCCGCATTTTTTGGAGTAGGTGTCGTTGATTTGGGTGGTTTCGTACACCTGCTTTTCGACGCTCATGCTCCAGTCCGTGATTTGCACAAGGGTGGCGGCCGCACCCCCTGTGCTGTTGAATTTGACGGAGCCTTGGTAGCCGTAGTAGTAAGCCATTAGCGTCGGGTACCAGCCAAGAGGCCACCAGGGCGTTGTTGTTTCACCAATTCTGCCTGAACTGCGGCAGAAACGACAACTCCCAGTTGTTTAGCCTGGGCCTGGTCGCCCTGGACGTTGGAATTGCCGCTGGCATCGACGTTGACCACGACGCTGGTACTACCACCACCCAAAGCGTTGTTAGGAATCACAGTGCCACTGCGGCCAGGCATGAATAGTTCGGGGCCTTTTTCGCCCACAATGTAAGGAGTGTTAGCGGTAGCTGGACCACCAGAGGCTAGATAACCTCCAAAATTATTATTTACTGAGAATTGACTAGAACCTAAACCACCCGCTCCACCGAATGCTCCTGAGTAATCAGGTGCTCCACCGGCTCCAAAAATACCTCCTGTAATGGGTAAAAACTTTTGAGCTAAACCAATGATTTGCATTTTTATATATTGTGTGATCATTTGTGCAGCCATGTCTGCAAAATTACTAGCAACACTCTGGAAGAAACCAGCGAGTGCTTCTTGCGCAGTCATGGAGCCGTCAATCAACCCTTTAAACGAGTTACTAAATGCCGTACCAATACCTTCAGCTACTGTGATAACTTGATTAGCAGGATCTAGTAGTCTTTGTAGTTGTTGTTCAATTGCCCCATATTCTTCACCAAGTTTTCCACCTGTTAAACCAGGCATTAGATTCATGTCAGTCCTAAATGTTCCGGTGCCTGAAGTTCCCATAAATCCAGCTGCTAGTGTTCCTTGGAACTTTTTACCAAGGACATCTGCTAGTCCAATTTGTGTGTACAAATCAGCAGTTTGTTTGGCGATAAGTTTTTGTTTGTCTTTTTCGTATTGATTATTATCCGCTAAAATTGTACTTAGTTGAGCACTTGCTATTAACTCGCGTTCTTTTTGAGATAAAGCTGCTTTCTGCAGATCACGGAATTTAAGTCGGTGTTCCAAGGACACTCTGTTAAATTCAGCTTCTAGTGTTTCTTCTTCTGTCATAGATACTTGAATTTCTAAGCGTGCGTTAGCTAGCTCGTTTAACTTATATGCATCATCTAATTGTTTTTTAGTTTGCTCAGCAAGACGCTTAGCTTCATTTGCAGCTTTGTTAGCAGCACTACTGCTTCCGCCAGTGGCAGGTGCTTGTCCCGGTGCTTCGATAGACCCAATTTTTGTAGGTTTAATTGATTTTTTCTGTTCTTCTTGCTGGAGTACATTTAGACGTGCCTGTTGAGCAGGTGTTAAGTATCTAGTACCAGTAGATGGACCTCCTTCAGCGGCTAGACGTTTACGTGCTCGTGCATTTGCTACAACTGTTTGAGCATTACCTCCGCTGAGTAATGTTGCTACTGTTTGTATTCCTTGTGCAGCAGCGTTAATAATTACTGCTAACTGTTTGGCTAACCAATTAAAAGCAGGAGTCAGCAATCGTACAATTGCGCTTGCTAGATCACCTATCGCAGACATTAAACTTTTAATGCCCTTGTTAAATTGATCAAAGCCTGACACTGGTTTGTTAACTGCTGTTACACCTTTATTGCCCATATCAACTAGAGTGTCTGTTAATTCTTGTGTTGAAATCTTGCCGTCTTTTGCCATTTTAAGGATGGCATCACGACTAACTTTATATTTATCCGCTAAAGCTTGTTGAATTGGTATCCCTTCATTTGTTAGTTGATTTAATGTTGCTTGCGTAACTTTGCCAGACTCTAGTGCTGATGTAAATGCGTTAGTTACTTTATCGATTTGACCGCCATACTTTTCAGTAAGTGTACTTACAAGATTTATAGCATCTGCTTGATCATTAATAGATAGACTTAAACCTCGGATATTCTGTACAGCAAGACCAAACTTATCAAACTCTGCTCCTGCCTGTTTGAACGCATCCGCAAGTAGTTTTGTTTGCTCTGTTGAGAATCCAATATCTGCTGCAAGCTCTTTGATTTGGCTACCTTGACCTATTTTTTCACCGATAATTGTTCCGATCAGTGAACCCGCAAATCCCCCTGCTCCACCTAAAAATGAACCGGCAATACCGCCTAAAGCGCCACCAGCTGCCGCTGCTCCACTTTGCCCGAATAGCAAGGGAAAAGCGCCACCGATTGCAGCGTTACTAACTACGCCGCTGATACCTTTACCGATACCTGGCCCTGTTCTCTTTGGTGTTGTTGGAGGTAGAGCTGGACCAAACTGGCCGAAGCCCGCATTACGCATTGACGGTGGAACAGCTGGACCTTGCTGTCCAAATCCGGCATTCATTGTTGCTTGTACTCTGCGTCTATTTGCAATCTCTTGTTCAATTAAATAGTTTTGACGTGCACGAGCTGTATTGGCTTGTCCCAGGGCTGTTACGTATTCACGTATTGCCTTGGTTTCTGCTTGTGAACCCATTATTACATTATCTATTGCTCTACTGGCTCTATTTAATTGATTTGTGTAGTTATCTAAACTTTGTATTAAACCTCCACGTGAAACTGCAATGCGATTTAAACTTTCAAATGCTGTTGTTGTTTGTGTAATAAGTGAACGTAACTGTTCAAGTTGGCGAGTGCCCCTTACGCCTATCTCAATATCGGCTCTGTAAGCCACGGCGCCGCTACTATCTGGTACCTTAGTTTACCCAATAAAAAGCCGCCGTGGTTAGCGGCGACGTTTTGCCTGTTCGATTGCCTTTTCTTGGTCTTCGTTCAGGATGCAAAAATAAGCGCTCCAGCCGAGGAGTTCTTCGGCTGTCATCATGGACCGGACTTCGGAAAGGGTTAGGCCCAGCTCCTTAGCAACGCCAAACTGGAGCATGAGCCAGCTGTCCTTACGGAGTTCGGCGCTCAGGATTTTGGGTCGATAGGCTCGCTATCGTCAGTCAAGATTGCCAGCATCAACGACTGGAGATCCCTGTCCTTGACTTCGTTCTTGAGAACATCGATCTCACCAGCGCTGAATAACTTGGCGCCATTTTCGTCGCAGGCTTTCTGGATTAAAAGTTGGAGAGCGAAAGCATTGGCGTCGTCAGACTTGGCGTTTTTCTGGGCGCGTTCACGCTCAGCCATGGTCAGTGGTGCCATCCACATTTCAAAAATGCTGCCATCACTTAGCTCGACCTCTTTTTTAGTGGGTTCGAGGTTGGCGGCTTTACGTAGACGGTCGATTGCGCGAACTGGAATTGAAGCGGGCATACACTTGTCGGGGATGTTGTTTTACTGTAGCGCAATAGCCATAAAAAAGCCCCAGCGGTGAGGCTGGGGCTCAGTTCCCGACTGTCTGATTATCAGGCAGTGGTCAGGAAGTCGAAGGTGGGGGTGGATGCGGGGCGGAAGTTGATCGCAATGGTCTGAGCGTTGTCAGGATCCACCGAGATCGAGGCGCTGGTCAAGATTGCGTCGAGAGCAATCGAGCGGCTCTTGGTGTCATCAACAGTGGTGCCGCTGCTGATGATGCGGTTGGTGTAAAGCTTGAAAGCTGCACCACCCTGTTGACGCTGGAGCACGTCCTCAATCATGCGGTTAGCGATTGCAAAATCGTCGTCGGACATGTAAACCGTGCAAGAACCAGTGCCATCACCGAAACCAGCGATGTAGTTCTTGAAGGGGACGTACTGACCAGGGGTTTGACCGATGGTGGTGACGTCGATTTCAGCGCGGCTGATGTCGAAGCTCCAGTCGCGTGTTTGACCGACAACAACATAGTCAGAGTAGTAAGCCTCAAATTTGTTGGGGCTTACGGCAGTACCTTGGGTGGTGATCGTGATGACAGAACCGCCGAGAGTGGCGGAAACGGTCAAGGCACCAGTAGAAGCTGTGTAGCCGATAACGTAGTAGACCGTGCCAGCAGTGATACCGGCGGGCAGCGTACCAGTGGCAGTACCACCAGCTTGGTTGACGACGCGGAATTTGACGGGATCGCCTACTTTGAAGTTGAAGTAGGAGCCAACGTTCAGGATGGCACCAGCAATGGTGACGTCAGCGGGAGCGAAGCTGGCGGTGGTACCAGCGGGCTTGTAGTACAGGGCGCCGGACGTGCCGGACAGAACAGTAGTGGCCATGGGGCGTACTTAGAAGGGACTAGCAGTGAACGGGCACTGCCCGGCTTCTAATAGGTTAGCGCGTATCTAACCTAAGTTAAAACCGTGGCAGTAAACGATGTTTCAATGCGTCCCATGAATAGGGGCGCATCTTCTGTGGATGAAAATGTAGGGCCGTTCAGTGAACCAACGCGGAAAAATACTCCTGTTGAAAACTTAGCGGTGTCGTTAAGCGTTTCCAGTACGTTTACAGCAGTTGTCAAAAGAGTTTGATTGCGGGCAGGGCCTTTACCTTTCTCTGTGAAAATGCGGATGACGATTGCTCCACGCGCATTGTCTACGCTGCTGGTAAGCGTAGGATCATTGGTAAGACCGAAAGTGACGTTGACGCGGACGTACTCGGTAGTTGTGTTAGCTGGAACAGCTGTAATGTTGTCAAAATAAACTGGTACGGCAGGTACCAAGGCACCGAAAGCCGTGAGGAGTGGGTTTTCGACAGCGGCGCGGATGGCTTGGTAGTTCATGAGAAGCGGCGGTTGATGGCAGAGTCCATCTCAATTTGAATTGCGCGATCTAGTTTTGCGCTTGCGTAAACTGCAAACCAGTCTAAAGGTGCGGTGCGACTGGAATCGCTGCCTTCTTTACCGCCACCTGTTTGACCTCGATATGAACTATCTGCACGTGGACCTTCTTTTTGCCATTTGCTTAGACCTAGTTGTGTTGTTGGTTCTGCTGTTAAACGGCGTGCGTAATACGAACGGTCATGTTGTACAGCGTCTATTGCTTCTAAAGCATGAGGAGAAAAGTTGGAAATTGTAAATACCACGCTGTTTTTACTTACAAAACTTCTTGAAACTTCACGTCCACGGAGGGAAGGTGTAGTAAGTGGTCGAGGTTCTCCAGGTTGACCTGTACCTTTGACAAGTCGTGTCGGTGTTTGAATTTGCCAGGAATTTGAAAATGCTCCACTCCAGCTGGGTCCGGCCTGCTGAAGTTCACTGACGATCCGTTCGGCAGCACGTTTGGGACCGTTATAAATTGTTGTTGCGGCAATACGATCCAGTTCATCCAGTAAATTCATGCCACGCTGAAAGAATCCCTTTTTAGCCATTACTGGGGCCTCGCAATAACGGTGTGAAGGACTGGGTTGTCACCACGGTAGCTGCGGATTGAAATTATCTTTGCCTCTCGGGTGATGCCGTCTTGTACATATCGGATACGGTCTTGCTCAGTTGGGTAATACGCCCCTAATTCTGTGGTGCCAAAGATTACCTTGATGTCGGTAGATTGATATAGCCCTTCGGATTCGCGGGAATTTACGGGGCTGATGACTGCTTTTATGGTTACAGCAGTGTCATACCCGGAAACTGCTCCTGTGTTTGGGTTATACGTGCGGGATTGACTGGTTTTGAGGTAGGTGATGTCGTGGCCCCACTTGGCCAGAATCGGAGCTGGGATGCCAGCAAAAGTGGAGTCGATTAGCGACATATCAGCCTCTCACTAGGGGAATTTGGTAGTTACCAGAACCACCTTGGCAGTAGGGGCCTAGATATGCCTGGAGCCAGGGATAGACGTCGAAGACGTTGTTGATCGTGCCAGCAGATTGGCTACTTTTGTTGTATTTGACTTTGAGGTCGCCTAGTTCGACTTGCTCGTAGAGGCCCGTGCCAGTGGAGTTGATGATGGCGCTGGTGTCGTTCGCTAGGGCCCGTGCCAGCTCGTAGGTGGCGTTTTTGATGGGTGTTGGGATCAATGTGCAGGCAAGGTCCACGCCGTCCACTGTGAACTCTTCCCGGGGCCACTTCAGAGCCTGGGTGGTGGTGCAGCGGTCGCCGTAATAGGTCAGGCCGTCGAGCCAGCCGGTGGCCGAGATCAGGGCGCGGTTCTTTTGGTCGTCAGTTTTGGCGGTCCAGGTGCTGGAATCTGGGACTGTCTCGAAGTACGTGTTGGCCTCGGCCAGCGTTACGTAGCTGTTGGCCGAAGCTCCGCTAAGAGTGGCGTCGATTACTGCGGCCACGGCCTACACAAAATACTTTTACTAAGTGTAGCGGCGAACTCTTGGTGTTCTGCGGCGCTTAATAGGTTCCAGCAGACTGGCATGGCGTACTTCGATGCCTTGCATCTCGAATTCGGCGGCGGCTTCTAGGTGCTCGCCATAGGGGATGTCTATGTACGAGTGTTTGTTATCCTGTAACAGAAAGAATCGCACCAGTTTCATGCCGATCAAAAAGACTGTTGATGCCGCCAGCGTAGAAGAGCCTAAATCAACTGCATTTGATCTATCTGTAGTTCGAGAGTGGTCTGATGTAGCTGCAGAAATTCAGAAGCTGCGACAGGCTGGTGTTTCGGTTACTGAGATTGCGGATCAACTGCAGGTTAACTACGTGCTGGTTAATCAGTGCGTGCTCCAGTCGTACAAGATGCTGATTGATTCGGTGCAGGTGTTTAAGGCACAAGAGGAGAAGCGCCTTAATTCTGACGTGTAGGTAAAGAAAAAGGCCCCCAGTGGGGGCCTTTTTTTGTGGGTAAGACCCAGATCAATACACGCTGGTATCGAAGGGGGTGTTGACCAGCAGACGGGTGATGGGCACCATCTGGGTGGTGTTGTAGGCGAGTGCCCAGCTGCCAGTAGCGGCCAGTTCGCCAGTGCCGGTGCCGTTGGCGGGGTTGTCGCCAGCAGCGGCCCAGCGGGTACCAGCCACGTGGTAACCGTAGTGGTAGTCCACAGCGATCACGTCCTGCATGGACAGGATGTTGCGGTCTGCAGCCAGACGCAGATCCTGCTGGACGCCCTCGGAGATCACACCAGACTTGAAGAGGTACACAGGGTACTTCTTCAGGTGGGTGGAGGTACCACCAGTCAGAGCGACAATCTGGTCGTCAACCACGACGCGAAGGCCGCAGAAGTACGCGACGTCAACGTTGGTGTTGCCAACACCGCCGCCACCCCAGGTGATGCTGCCAGCGGCAGCCAGGGAGGAGGTCGAGAAGGTCAGCTGGCCGACCTGCATAAGGTACGCATACACATTGCTGTGCATTGCGATGGTGTCGAGGTCGTAGCCACGCTCACCAAGCAGGTTGCGAGCAGCAATTACGTTGGCAGCCGAGGCGTAGTTGGCCTCAGTTGCGGTCGTGGTGCCGGTTTTGTTGGTCTGGTTAGCGCCAAGGACGCCAGCGCCAGAGATCAGGCCAAACAGACCGTTCAGCTGGGCGAGCAGCGTGGCGGTCTTCAGCTTGTTGATGGCGGCAGTCAGTTGGCTGCGGACATGACCGAGGGGGTCAGCGCCGGAGCCGAGCTGAGACAGATCGTCGGCAGCGTAGGCAAAGCCACGGTGCAGAATGGTCATGATCTGGCTGTCAGCACCCGTCTTCTGCGGGGTCAGGTAACCAGCAGTTGAGGTACCCCAGTTAGCTGCGGAGGTAATCCGCTCTTCCGTGGGGTTGATTGGGTCGAAAAATGGCACTTGGACGCGGGTGCCGCCAGCGCGGGCATCCAAAGCAGCGTTGCGGGCAACGATGCCAGATTGGATCCACTTGGACTGCAGGAAGATGCCTTCAGCGGTGTACTGAAGGAACTCGGGACGGGTGATCAGATCCGACAGGAATGTTCCGCCGGAATAGTTAGCAAGGTTGGCAGACATTGGATTGCTCCAGTGGGGTTAGTTAGCGGGGTGCCCCACAGGGGCTAGACACCGGCCTCGGCTTTCAAGAGGCGGGCCATATCGGGATCCTTACCTAAAAGGATCATTTGTTGCGTTACGTTCCAAGAATCCTTGGACCAAGGATTGTTTTGTCCTGGAACGGCGGAAGGGCGGGCACTGCCTGCAACTCCCATACCCGAGCGGTTTGTGGCAGAAAAGTGATGTTCATAACCACTGCCCGGATTTTTCAAGTTGGCGATGTATTCACCAACTGGAACTTCGACGCCTCCAGCGACAGCCACAGGCTGTCCATCTTTGGCGCGAAGGTTCTCCTGCAATAGACGATAGAGCTGTTCAGGAGCAACTGCACCAGCACTAGAAAGCTGAGCAATAGCAGCAGATTTGATCTGCTCCTTGGTGAATCCAGTGCGAATTTCTTCGATGGTGGATTCTTTGTCGGTCAACTGTTGCTTGAGTTCGGCAACAGTTTTTTGGGCCTCTTCCCAAAGAGTTTTGTATTCGCCGGTCTCGGCAAGCTTTTGGGTTTTGGCTTGCTCCTGCGCCACCCGAATTTCTTCGAGTTGCGCCTGGAGTTGTTCCCGTGCCTCCTTATCCTTGCGACGTTCGCCGATAAGCTCGGCGTTCTTGGCCTTGAGGGCCTCGATTTGAATCGCAAAGTCCGGGGTTTCAGCCACAGGCTGAGACGGTGTTGGCTCCACAGGAGTTACTTCCGTTTGTTGAGTTTCGGGCACGGCAATGTATTACTTGGACGTATCTACTTTAGCACTTAAGAACTAGGGCTAGTTTCTGGTCCGGTTTCGTCTTCCATGTCGGGAGTTTCGGCTGTTTGTGCTGTTTCTACAAGGTCGGAACCTTCTACATTGGTTAGTTCTTCTTCGATGTTGGTGTCGTCGGGCAGAATTTCTCCGCGACGCAGGATTTCCAGCAGCATGGCGTCACTGATCTTGCCTGCTGAATTGAGTTGGCTAAGGACTGCGACGTCCTGGCCGATTAGGCGGTAATAATCGAAGTCGCGGTCGATGCTGATCTCTGGTGGTTCGATGCCCACGTACTGGGCGGCCAAGGCAAAGGCTTGGTTGAGGGCGGACTCCAGCTCTTGACTGACGATGGCCAGCACCGAGTTGGATTGGGCTTGGTCGATGCGTTTGGCCTCGGCAGACTCGGCCACAAACTTTTGGCCGAATAACTTGGTGATGCCCAACGTGGACATCTGGCCTTCGAGGGCCTGGATCTCACTCATCTGGGCATCGAAGCTCGTGGCATCGGCCTGGACGTAGTAAGCCTTGTTGCCCGGCGTCATCGAGATGGCGTAATTAACGCCCATCGCCACAGGACCAGTCGTGTCGTCCCAGCCCTCTAGAACGAGGGTGGGCATTGCAGCGATGTGCAGCGCGTGGATTAGGTCGGCTTGGCGTTGGTAGTGGGTGATATTTAGGTTGGCGATGTCCAGCAACGGGGGCTGGGAGCGCAACATGCCACGCCGGTTGCTATAGATCGGCACCAGTGGGATTTCGTCGAGGCTGTAGGTTCCAGACTCGTAGACGTTGACGGTTTCCTGGCCCAGTGTGTACAGGTCGTAGCGGCCTGGATAGATGACGCGCATCTGCTCGACTTGATCCTCGCCAAACTCGTTGATGGGGAGGGTGGTGTACTCGTGAATTCTTACCTGGGTAAGGCGGGAGCCGGGCATCGTCGATTCTTGGCGCCAACCCCAGATTTGGGGGGCGTCAACGTGGATGAAGTAGGGGCGGCGACCCAGCGCCCGTTCTTCTGCCAATGTGCGGGCGTTTCCAATCGGTGGATAATCCACCAAAATGGCGCTGTGGCCGAAGGTCATGCTGCTGACCAGCGCCCGGCGTGCATACTCGTTGATGTTCGAGCCGATGCCGTCGATGTTCTGGGCAAGATCCAGCCAGTATTGGTCGCCTTCGATGTGGATGGGCTTGCGCAGGATTGCTCCAGCTGCGGTTTCGATTAGGCGGCTGGTGTAGGGGGAGAGGACGCTGCGATCGATGCGGGTTTGCCAGGCCGTGTCGTCTTCCCTCGGTTCCTGGGGAAGATAGGTGTCGGCTAGGTCGCGGAGATAATCGGTGCCGTTCGTTACGGCGGCCATTACGTTCCAGTTGGTGGTCATGCCGATCACCTCTAGAGATCGGACAAACGGAGATTCGCTGACTACAGCTTGCGTAAAGGGGGATGAGCCGCTGTAGACCACGGTGTTGACTCCTACATTGCTTCTATTTTGACAGACCTAACTTAACCTTGTTCGATCAAAATAAGGGCGATCTGGCAAAGAGCCGTGGTATCTAAGCGTGAGTGGAATACGCCGCTGCGGGAACCGTGGAATCCCATCATCGCGCACCAGCTAAAAGCTATTGATAGGCATGTGGCGTGTTTTTTGACGACTGGTAATATTTGGCACCTTAAAAAAGCGCATGAATTGCGTGATTATGTGCGAGAACTTAAAGAGTGGTTGTGTAAACAGGAGGCTGTGTAGTTACCATTTTTCACGGTTTGCCCAGTAGGCGGCGCTCATCTTGCCCTTGGCGATGTTTTTTGCGTGGCGGGCTTTGAAGGCTTCGCGTCGTGCTTTGTCGGCTGCGGATTCACCAGCTTGTTTGGGTGATCCAGATACGCCCTGTTGGCCGAAACGGATCAGTTTTACCGTGTCGCCTTCCTTGGCGAGGACGACGTGGGATTTTTTGGGGTGGCCGGGGGTACGTTTGGGCTTGTTGTAGCCCGAGAACTTCTCGCCGCGATATTCAATCATCTTCGTCCTCCACTTCGATGATGACTTCCATGCCAGCAGCCAGGCGGGCCATCAAGTTGGCAAAATCGTCGGGGTCGCTGGGTGTCATGAAGACAAAGGTGGCCTCCGTCATGCGGGTTTGGGCGTCCACTTCCATGTGGATGCAACCGCCCTGGCAGATCCTCGTGCCCATTACTTTTTGCGCTTTTTGGCAGGCTTTTTCTTGGGCTTGGACAACCCAGCCTCGCTAAGTGCAATGGCGATGGCCTGTTTGCGGGACTTCACCACAGGGCCTTCCTTACTGCCGGAGTGCAGTTCGCCTTTGCCATATTCGCGCATTACCTTGGCCGTCTTCTTTTGCGCTTTGGTAGGTTTTTTGGCCATCAAACTGCTCCAGTTAATACACACGATAGCCGGTTTGGCCCATGGTTTCTGGTTTGGCGAGGTTGAAAACTTGGAGGCATAAGTATCCCAGGGCGTCGAAACTGTGGTCTACGCCTAGGTTTTTGTTGGGGAGGCCGGTGCCTTGGGCATAGGTCAAGGTGCGGAGGGATTTGATTAGTTCCTTGCAGCGGGGGTGGATAAAAAGGCGGCGGGTTCCAGAGGCATCGAGGAGGGCGGTGTTGACGCAGGTGATCTTGTCGCGGATTTTCCAAGGAGCCCTGGGGCTGGAGACCTTGAAACCCGAGCGTTTGAGGATGGTGTGGTCGGTGACGCCGATGCCGCTCGTTTTGCGGGCGCCACCCGTGGGGTCAGGACAGGCGATGATGCGACGATCCACGCCATAACGGCGTTGAACTTCTTCGCAGAAATCCCAGGTGGTTGCTCCACCAGTCATTACGATTTCGTCGAATACCCAGAGGTCGTTGCCCTTTTTGACCGCGCAGACGCCAGACATTGGGTCCACGTTGAAGTCCACCCCCAGTAAAAGGGGCAAAACGGGGAGGTCTTGCACCACGCCGTCGATATTGGCGTCTGAAAATGAGACGGCGACGAGACCGCTGAGATTCTCAAAGCTGGCCTCGAACTCCTGACGGAAGGTGCGAGGGTCGAGCTGCCCTCGGGCGGCCTCGATTTCGGCAGCTGGGACGTTATCGCCGTCGATTGTGGTGAATTGCCACCTCGCCCAGTTCTCGTCGCCGCTTTCGCAATAGCACCAGAGGTCGTAAAACCAGCTAGCCGTGCCATCCGGGGTGGAGATGAACAATGCCCAGCCCTGTTTGTCGGCTAATGCGGGGCGAATCACCTCGAACCAGACCTCGCGGTCCATAAATGCGGCTTCGTCGAGTACCACGCCAGCCAGACTGCGGCCTCGGAGGGCCATTGCGTTCTCGGTGCCCTTAAGTTCGATGGTGCTGCCGTTTACCAGCTCGATTTTTAGGTCGGTTTCGTTTTTACTTTTGACCCAGGCTTTTGGGACTAGTTTTTTCATCACCTTCCAGGCGATGTCCTTGGCCATCCGGTACGTTGGGGCGGCGTAAAAGAAGGTTTCGCCAGGTCGTTCGATGGCTGCACGCAGCAGTTCGATGCACGCCAGGTAACTTTTGCCGAATCGGCGGCCTGCAACTAAAACTCGGAAACGTTTTCGGCTTGAAAATACCTCGCCTTGTGCATGTCGCAGCGTTAAATCAGTGCCAGTGCTCATATATTTTTGGGGCTGGCCTGCACTGTAGTACAGAAACTCGACCCCTACCCCCTGGAGGTGTGTAACAGTAGTAGAAAATGTGAATATATCAGTAGGTTCCCTGGAGGCTTCCAAGCCCCCTCAAACTTCCAACCATGCCCCCCGGCTGGATGGGGGGCTGGCTGTGCCGTTTGTCAATAGCAGTTAACAGTTTGCAATATGGCCTAGCGGCCCAGTAGGCGCAACTCGCAGGCGGCAGGCTCTGGGCCATGCTTGCAAGCTGCTAGTAGGTCAGCGGTTTGGGAGTGTAGGCCTAGGGCGGCCCAGCTGATAAGGCCAATGGTGGCGGCGATGCTGGCCCAGGTGACGCGGTTGGTGTTCATAGCTTCGGGTTAGATCAACTTTGGTTGATGTGACAGGTGAGGAAAGAGTTAATCCCGACTTGCTAGGTCGGGGATTGTGTTGCAAGTCGCCTAGGGAAGCGAAAGAGTCTGCTTTTAGGTCAGATCCGCCCCATGGCTAGGTCGTCCATAAACTCCCCCAGCTTGTCTGCAGGTAAGTAACAAGCCAGCGTATCGAGCAGCTCTTGCGGGTCTTGATTGTGGCTGAAACACAGATCCGCAAAATCTTCCCTGATATCTGCCGGGGGAAGATCGGCAAACTCGTAAGGTTGGTTTGGTGTGAAGGTCACTGGTTCCCTTGGTTTGGGTTGACTAGTCAACAGTACCAGGGAGGCTAGCTGGTAACCTCCCATTGTTGTGATACTTTACAGACTGGCTACAGTCTCCGAAACCTTCCGCGCCTTGTTCCCGTGCGCACGGAACGCCACCACGCAAGACCTAGCCTTGGTGCATAGCTTGCAAGTCTCGCAAGTCACGTGATCCGCCAATTGTGCGGGGCAAGTCTGAAAGCGCACGCCATCAACCTCCCAGGATCTGCGCTGGTCATCCCTTGGCACCACCACCACGGAAGGGAACCCTTCCCTATGGCGTGCGGCCGCCTGGGTCTCAGTGTCACAGGATAGGTTGATCGTAAAGCCTGCAGCGGTGGCAGACTTGACGGCCCCTAGGTTGGTGGCGCTGTGCACGTGGTGAGTGTACGTATACGGCACCACCCCAGCAGATAAAAAGATCGTGCTGAGATAGCGCAGTGTTTCAACGTTGATAATCCCTTGGTTGTGGGGAAGGTCCCCGGCTACGTTGTGGCGCAGTAGGGTGCCCGGCTTAAGTTTGGCCGCTGCTAGCTGGGTTTGAAGCCCTAGCCAGTCTGACCCAGTCTCGCCACGGTCTAGCTTGCGCCAGTTGATAGCAGTAGGGCCCCCAGCTGCATAGCAGCCATTCCCACTATTAAAAGGGCAGGTAGAAGGGCAAGAATCGCTCGAGGTCATAGTCGTGGCTATGGGCCCCGTCTTGCGGTTTTTAGAAACTGCGGTGAGCTTGTAACGGGTGATCATGGTTCCCTGGGTTTGGGTTGGTTGTAGTGTAGCAGATCAGCGGGGCTCAGTTCATACGGCCCCTGATTAGGTTGATCGATGCAGATTTAGCCAGTTCTTTGCCGTAACGTACCAGCAGGCAAGCCAAGCCGCTACGCTCCGCATCCTCCCGGTTGATGTAACGCCCGGAGTCTGCGCCATAGCTTGCGATCTGAAAATCTTTACCGGCTAACCAGTCTGCCCATATGGCAGCCTTGCTGTTATAGGTGCGGCCGTAAGCCGGAACAATAGTGAGTTCGAACATTGGTGTGGTTCCCTTGGTTTGGGTGAACTTGCCAATGGTAGGCGCACCATCCGCCCTTACCCTCCCTCTGTTGTGATACTTTACAAACCGGCCGGATCGGTTGACCCGTGCCAGTGCTGTGGTACAGTAGCCAGGCATTCTCGCCGAAACAGGCCATGCAACATTTGACCTTTGAAGACCTAGCAGCTCTGCTAGAGCTAGTCCACACAAACAACCAATACAACGACGAGCCAGAACACAGTTTCTGGGAGTCGCTCGAAACTCGCCTAGTGGCCGAGTGCCTGCCGGAGTTCCAGCCATGCGACTAGGACACCATCAACGCCACATGCTGGCATTCTGCCGGAAGTATCCCGGCCATCACACCATCAGCCCCGACTGGCTATCGGTCAAGGTTGCCCGCTCCCTGGAACGTAGGGGGCTGCTCCATGTCACAGACTGCGGCATGGCAACAGCGACAGGCCGCCCGGTTCTGATGGTCTCACTATCGGAGCCCCAGCTATGAGCGGAGGAGAGTGGACCACGCAAAGGGAGCGGAAACACAATGCCGCCGATGCCCGCGAGCTGATCAGAGCACAGAAACGCCAGCTCCAGATAGCGTGGGCCGATAGCTACTGGCTGGCGCAGAACCATCCATGCGGGGACTCGGTGCTGGCGTGGCTCAGTGAGAACCGCCAGGAGGCTAGCAAGATCGGCGCTAATCGCTGGAACCTAGAAACGCTGCCCGATCTTGTGGCTAAGCAAGCTCAGCTCCGAAAGGCTGAGCAGTTCCAAGCCGTTTTGGATCGGGCCAGCATCTCGCATCAGACCTTGACGGCTGAAGCGGTTCTAAAGGCTGGAGGTTTTCCCCAGGCTGATCTTGTGGAAAACTCACAACGTGCGCAACTCACACCTAAGCCCCAAAGAAAGGACGCAGGGATAGCACGCAAGCGCTAAGCCCCCCAGCTGGTCACCCTATGGGCTCAGCCTTCAAAGGTTGAGCCCCTTTCTACTGTCTCAGTCTGAGACACTTGAGACTGAGAATGATTCTCGCTACTGTCAGGCAACAACTGGCCACGCGCCACACCCTCCCGGTACCAGGCCTTATAGCCAAGCCACTCCAGCTCACTAAAGCCAAGCGTGTACTGGGGTGGTCGTTGAATGGGTTTTAGGCGAGCCATGAATGGTTTTTGAGGCTTGAATGGGTTTTAGGTCTTGCGGCAGTAGTCGCCGGTTGAGTACCAGCCAAGCGGGCAAGTCTCATATTTTTGAATGGCTGGTTTGGTGTCCTGGCTTGTGGGTACACAGTAACTACCAGACGTGTACCAGCCAACGGGACAGGTACCTGACTTCTCAATGGGATGATGCGATGCCACAAGGGCAGCAGCTAGTAGCTCGATCACTCTTGAATGGGATTTACTACTCTATGACAGTAGCATATGAATGGGTTTCCGTGCGAAGGACTTTAGTCCTGAGCACTAGCATCTTGAATGGCTTCTACGCCAGGCTCTTGAATGGGTTTGGGAGCTTCGATCTCCGCATCGTTGCGTTTGGAGTCGATGGTGATATTCAACGTTGGTGCTTGGGCTGCGCTGGCCTCCACCGATCCTTCTCCAGCGCCCTTGGCCAGGCTATCCAGCAAGTGTGCCACCACCTGAAAATTACCCCGCTTCAAAGCTTTCTTTACAGTGTGCATCCGCATATTGTTCACTTGATTCAATAGCTCTTCTTTCTGACCCACGAAGTCGGTCTTCATCAACTGGTTGGCCTGTTGGATATAGTTTTCGCCCTGACGGTGAGATACTCCATACCGTGTGGCTAGCACCTGGGCATTCTCCCTACGAGATCCACCCTGAAGCATCAACATATAGGCTGCATTGACGCGCTCATCCATTTGGGCCTGGTTGATTGGCCGCCCTTTGCAATAACGCTTTTCAGGGTCATTGGCTACCGTCGTTTTCTTGACGGACTGTTCTTCGGGGCTAGACGCAAACAAACTCATGGCACCAGTCACAAACTGTGGGTAAGCACACTATACGGGTTGATTGAGCTTTTCGTAGTAAAGCTTTGCACGCTCCAGGTAACAATTCTCGGCATGAATGAGTTCTGAGAGCCCCAGCTCATACGTTTGGGGCGCTCCACACCGTCTGGCTAGGACGACTATTCCGCCTTGCGGTCTTAGTCCTGTGAGGTGCTGCAGACCGAGGCTATATGCACCAAGCTGATGCACGTATTGGTGGTTTTCGTCGAGGTGCTTGTCGCGGGCTGTTGTCTTCCAGTCCGCTACGTAGAGCTTGCCCTTGATGTCTACTAACCCATCACAGGTCCCAGCGAAACCGGCAGGGTGATGAATGCTGAACTCTGATGCGTGAACCTGGGTGACGTTCTCCACGATCCACTGCGTCAGTCCCCTGGCGTATCCTGCGGCGCTCCAGCCAACAGGCGGTAGAGATTTGTGTACCTTTTCGAGGGCCCATTTGGTGATGGGGGGTGGGATACGCGCCAGCCCTCGGTCGTCAAACTTGATGGTGCGCTTGTTGACCGCTCGACGTGCCAGTGCAGAGGCGGTCTTAAGTAAGTATTCAGCACTTGAATGGGCCATATTGCCTCGGGTTGCTGCAGTCTGCCGCTGATTGTTGGCCTCCTCAGGTCCCAGCCGCTTCTCCCACTGCACCAGCCCGGTTTGATCGCTTGTTTCCTTCAGGATGTGTGTAACACTAGCGTATTTGAATTCGGGATTTCCAGCTAGGTAGTACGTTCGGTGGGGGCCGCTGTTGTCCTGCACAAGGTTCCAGCGTCTTAAAGTTGCTAGGGTGTCTTGTGTGTTAGAAGGCATTTGAATACTATTTCCCCATTAAAGAATACCATGAAAAAAGCCCTCTGCATAGTGCAAAGGGCCTTACTTAGCAGCGTTGTTTAAGCAGCTTTGAATGGGTTGCCGCCGGTCAGTAGGCGATCCAGTTCAAAGCCAGCTTCCTGGGCTTCGAGCCAAGCTGCGGTGATGTGCTCTTGGCTGCCCTTTTTCTTGGGGACAGGGCGGACGGTGTACTTGGGGATTCCGTTGGCCTGGATCTCCTTGGAAATAATCAGGTCGATGCTGGTGAGATCCTTGTCGTAGTCCTCCATTTGGGAGATGTCGTCCAGCTCCTTCATGATCGTCTTTTGAGTGACGCTCCAGACCTGGACGTTGCCTGTTTCGTAGTTGAAGACGGGGGCGCTGATGGCGAACTTGATGTCCGTTGTGCCAGGGCCGCCACGACCTTCGCGGGCCTCGAAGTCGCCCATCTCAGCCGTCACGTCCTCGGGGGTGGGCTGGTAGTCAAAGCGGAAGGGCTTGGACTGGGTGCCGCTGGTGCCCCACACCTCGTAATACTCCAGGGGCTGGTCGCTCAGGATGGTGATGCGGACCGAGCCTTTGTCGGGCAGTTTGCTCAGGTTCAGGTAGCCGCCACCGCTTGACGAGGTGGTGATGGCAGCTGTTGCAGTCTTAGAAAGGAAGGCCATGATTGAGTGTTGTGGTTGCTCCAGCAGGTTTTGTCCTGCAGGTTGTGTCACAGTAGCACGGGGTTGCCCCCTTGGCTACCATACAAAAACACCCCAGAGGCCAATGCCCCTGGGGTGCTGTTCACCATGTTCTGTAGGAGTCTAACACTGTGTCTCAGAAGTCGCAAGAGTTGCTGGCGTTTGTTCGTCAGTTGCCTGAAGGGTTTGCGTATGCCCCCATTTACGCCAAGGACTGTGCGCTCCAGTCGGGAAAAATCTCTAAGGGCAAAACGCCATTGGAGAGAAGTCATCATGTTGTGATGACGCCAGGAGATGTGGCGCTTCAGATCGAGCGGAAGCCTTTTGTCTTTCAGGCTGTTGGGGTGTTTACTGGGCCTCGCAGCAAGGGACTTGTGATCCTTGATGTAGACAAAAACCTTGCGAAACTGCTTCAAAAATGGGGCAGTAGCTTGGACGGTGCTCCTGTTGTAAAGAGCACCAAGCCGAATGCCGCCAAGTACCTCTTTTTGGTACCGGATTACTGGTGGACCCATGTGAAGGGTTTTGGTCTGTCCGATACCGGAGCTGGCTATGAGGTGCTGTGGGGGCGCCAGGGGCTCCTGTACGGGGCCTATCCCGGTTCTACCGATGGGAAGGGCCTGGAAGGGGAATATGGCTTTCTAGGCGATCTGGACTCCATTCCAGAGGCTCCTGGTTGGTTGATTGCCGAGATGAAAGAGGCCGCTGGTAAGGAACTGGCTGATGCAGGCTTTATCAAAAACCGTAAGGCCCTTGATTTCTCGGATCGGGACCCTGGTGAAGTTGCTGAGATTATTCAGTCGGCCTTGAAGGTCATCCCAGGGCAGGGTGCTGGTAGCCGGGACCACTGGGTGAAGGTGGGCATGGCGATCCACAGCGAGCTGCCTACTGATCTTGGCCTCACGTTGTGGTCTGCGTGGTCTTCTGAGGATCCTGAGTTTGCTAACGAGTGGAAAGGTTCCAATCCTTGTGAAGAGGTTTGGAAATCGTTCAAGAAAGGACCTGTGACTTTGGGGTCACTGTTCTGGATGGCGGACCAGCAGATGCCTGGCCGATTGTGGCTTCCTGAGGATCTGCGAAGGGTTGTCATGCAACTTGAGGCAGATGCTGATCCAGATAGATTGCCTGGTTTTACCGATTTAATAGCGGCAACTAAAAAAGCTTTAGAGCTTGAAAATCCAGCTGAACAAAAGTACGAACTGCACAAAATTGCCTACAAGGCAAAAATGCGCGATGCTTTTGAGTTGGAGAAAATGTATGTCGATCAGATCCAGTACGAGTCACAGGCTGAAACCATGACCGTTGCTGAACTTTTCGACAAAGATTTTAAACGGACGTACTTGATTCCAGACCTACTTCCTAACCCGTCTGTGGTGCTGATTTACGGCTCTGGTGGCGATGGTAAATCGATGGCTGCCTGGACCTTGGCCAAACATGTGGCTACAGGTAATCCCTTTGTGATTCGGGGACAGCACGTCCCAGTTGAACAGGGCCCTGTGCTACTGCTAAATGGCGATCAACCGCTTGGGCAGATGCAGGAACAGCTTCAGGAGGTTGAAATGCCTGCTGATGCCCCTGTGACACTGCGGACCGACTGGACACTCCAGTCCTATGCACGATTCACAAAACTGATGCACCGGGTAAAGCCCCAGCTGGTGGTGATCGACTCGCTCATTGGCTGTTCTGGTGGTCGAGCCTTTGATGAAAACAAATCTGACTTTGCTACTCCCCTTTACTGGCTTACTCGCAATAACGGGGTGCTGTTCCCAGCAGCCACAATCCTGATCATTCACCACGCCAACAAAACTGGTGGGTTCAGAGGCACCAGCGCCATTCGGGATGCTGTGGACGAAACATGGAGCCTCAGGCGGCCAACGGATAAGGAAATGGAGCTACCCAAAGTCGGTAACAACACTCGGATCATCACCGTTGAAAAATCGCGGTCTGGTCGTAGTGGTACCAGTCTCCTGATGCGCCAGGAAGCGGATCTGAACTTCACGCTGGAGGATTGGACCCCAGAGATCAATCCCACCGAATCAGCGCCTTCTGGGATCACAGACAGGGTGCTCCAGCGCCTTCGTGTCATGTATCCAGCTGGCAAAACCCGTGAGGAGCTGAATTCGGATGCTCTGTGTGGTGGCAGCGTGGCCGCAATCAGAAAATCGCTCCAGCGTTTGGAGAAGCGGGGTTTGATTTGTGTGTCGGGTACACGCAAGACCGAGAAAGGGGGTCGTGTTGTAAACGTGTACCAAGCGGTGGTGGCTAAGGATCTAGAACCTTCCTCGCGGGGAGAGGTAGTAGAGGAGTGTCTCGTTAGCCAAACTACCAGTGGTAGCAAGGGTTCTGCAATGGGACACATACCTACTTCTGAGCCTGGGTGTCCCACTTCTGGTTCGGTCGTTGATTCAACTGGGACACTTCCCACAAAATCTGCGCCCTGTCCCATTGCAGATCCGCTGCCCTGCAATGAATCTGGTCAAGTGGACACCTCTGAGACATATCCCCACGCGCGCGAGGAGCGTTCTGCAGACGAGATTGCCGCGCTTGTCGAAGACGCTCGGAGCTTTTGGTCGAACTGATGCCAAACCTCTACCTTGGACTGATGCGCGTGGCCTCGTGGCTGCTTTGGAGAAAACCCGTGGCCAGTAAGCCCAAACCAAAACCACCCCGGCGTCCCACGCTGGGGTTTACCACGGGTGCCACGCCCGACGAGGTGCATTCCATCGTGCGGCTGTCCTGGTTCCAGGCTGGTCACCCCGTGGAGGTGGACGAGTTCCAGATCGAGGAGTGTGAGGACGCGGAGCAGATCTTTCACTACACCGTGGGGCAGGCCCTGAGGTGTGGTGCGGATGTCTGCGTCCTGACTGCCTACACAGCCGAGCAGCTTGGCGTCCCTACGGATTGTTAAGTTCTACAACTGGCACACTTGTCAGCTCTCTGGTGCTGTGTAACACTACTGTGCAGGAGGCGAAAGCTTCCTGCCTCAATCCTCTACTACATAACATGACTACCCACACTGAAATTTCCAATGAGCACCTCAGCTCCTGGTACTTTGCCGTTCGCTACTCCTCCATCGTGTTCGAGCAGCGCATCGACGAGCTTGAGCAAGTCGGCCTCAACTGCACCTATGACCGCTACAACCTCCAAAAGCTCCAGGACATGGAGCAATTCCTAAAGATGTCTTGGGATGCCTGGATGGACAGCATGGAAGCCACCTGCAACCATAAGGAGGTGGTGAAGTGAATCCCGATGTCCTGGAAATCTATGACGTTACTTTCACTCCCGACAACATTTGCACTGTGCAAGCTATTGTCGAAGACGCTGCCATCTCAAGTCCTCAAACTCAGGACGACCCAGCAGAATACTGCCCTGCTCTGTGCAGAGGCTCCTTCTACTTTTCTGAAGAGGACGTAATTCCAGCTACCGATGATGGACTCAAACGAATGTTTGCCGAACGCATCGACAACTGGGAGTTGGTGGACACGTCGGATTGGGACGTCTAACGCTAGGGATCTTCGGAACTCTGCCGATTACGACGACTGGGAATACGGCACTGAGCCCATTCCATCCGACACAAGCTGGGTTAGCCCCAAAACACTGACCCAGCTTTTTCACAAGATCATCGCCAAGCTCGAACTTGCTGATACTGTGGACAGTCAGAAGCTTGCCAGGCTGGTAATCCACGAGATCCTCAGCCTCCCCGCTTCAACTTTGTTAGACCTCAAATCCCAGGATCCAAGTTTCTATGACGCAGACACCGACTAACGCTCCCTTTTTCAGGTCATTCTTGTTAGGCAAGACATTTTCACTGGAAGACATCAAAGATGTATCCGACGTGGATCTGGAGACTCTGAACATTGAAACACTGTCCGCATTAAACGATGCGCGGCACGATTACTCCAGTCTTGAAGATCGCCAGTCCAAAGAAGCTGGTCAGATCTTCTATCGCATGAAAGTGGCTAGCTACTTTCAGTCTGCTATCCAGATTGAGAAGAACAGCGCATAGCTACTTCTCTTTCATGTTCCAACTACCCAACTTTTGAAATGATCACTCTGCTTTCTGACCGCGAAGTGCATCAGCTCACGTCTTACGTGACTGAAATTGCAGCTGCCATGGACAACATCACTTTGATTATTGGTGGTGCCCAAACTGTTCACATGGATGAAACAGCTATCACTCCGTCTGTGCTGGCTCCAGTCGAAAAAGCTCCAGTCCAGTCTCAACCTAAGACTCGTAAGTCCAAGCGCCATGCGAGGGCGTTGTTGACTGAGCGGAAGGTGCTGGAAATTAAACGGCGTCTTGCTGCTGGCGACAAAGCTGGCACGATCTGCCGTGATTACAAGGTGCATGTGACCACCATCAATGCCATCAAATACGGCAAGACCTGGAATCACGTCCAACTCCAGCAAGCTGGCGCATGATTCTCTGTGATACAGAGATCCGGGCCCTGTGCGAACAGGGCCTTGTGACTCCCTACGATCCAGCCCTTGTGAATCCAGCCAGTCTTGATGTGAGACTCGGTTGCGACTTACTGGTTGAGATGGCTGAGTGGTCCACCATGACGCCTGTTGACATCAGCTGGCACACGCAGTCAGAACCTTTCTACTTACAGCCCCACGAGTTTGTGTTGGCTTGTACGGAAGAAACGTTCTATCTGCCTACGAATATCGCAGGGCAATTCGCCCTTAAGAGTTCCAGGGCTCGATCAGGTATTGAGCACCTCATGGCTGGTTATTGTGATCCTGGCTGGAGTGGATCCAAGCTTACGTTGGAGTTACAGAATGCACGTTCTATGCACCCTGTTGCTATTTGGCCTGGGATGCGTATTGGGCAGATTGTATTCCATCGCATGTCACAAACTCCAGCTCAAGATTATTCAGTTACTGGCCATTACAACTTTGACTCCACCGTTACTGCCTCCAAAACATGAACGACATTCAGGCAACACTTGATGAACGTGGAACACGTTACGGTGATTTCACGGGCCACGCTGAAATTACGTGTGAGCTAAAAGGCATCATTGCTCAGTATGCAATCACACGAGAGAAAAAACTGGAGCCCGATCAAATCGAAGCACTGGATATGATTTGCCACAAGATTGGGCGGATCCTTAATGGTGATCCAGACTATGCCGATTCATGGCACGACATTGCTGGCTACGCACAACTTGTTGCTAACAGATTGAACAATGACTAACCAACACCCAATCACCCCACCGCTTGAGCTGGTGCATCAGTGGGCAGACATGTTGAGCCACCGCTCAGACCATGCCGTGTTCAGCTTTGCTGCCCAGTGGGGCGCCGACCAGGAGCTGGAGGCGTGCTGTGAAGAGGTGCTTTGGCAAGAAGGCAATGCTCTGGCTGCAAAACTTCGCGACCGCCGCCGCCCCAAGCCGCCGAGTTTGAAGGAGCAAGCACTGGAAGCACTGGAATTGGTACAACGGCGAACAACAGATCCGAACATTATTGAACCCATTAGCCGCGCACTGGAGGCATTGCCAAATGAAGCAGTGTCCTGAGTGTTCCAGTGATCGGACACGGTTACTGGAAAGTAGACCTACGGCTCGTGGTATACGACGTAGACGACGTGCTTGTACCGAGTGTTCATATAGGTGGTCTACATTTACTAAAGATTGTTTAGCTCCTACAGATGCCGTAGTAAGTAAATACAGACGGCATTCTCGTGAAGAAGTTATTGAAATTTTGCAGTCTAGTTTGTCGCAGAGTGCATTAGCTTCTAAGTATAAAACTACTAGGCAGACAATATCCAGGATTCAGCTAGGAATTATGTACAAAGAGATACATGCTGACTATTACAAACCGCGCACCGGTCCAGTTATGTATTGCATTAACTGCATAAACTGGACCAAAAGGCGCTGCGGCTTGGGCTTCCCTGAGGCTGGTGGGGACTTTGCAACAGAATGTTGCGTCTACAAGCCCAATGCCCATGCTCGTGTAGTACAGTAGTCGAGTTCGCCCCACACAGGCCACACCATGATCAATGATTTTGACCAAGCTTCCAAGCTTATCTGCGAGTTCCATCGCAAACTCAAAGTAGTCGTCAAGCGCGACGCCAGTCGTCACCTGATGGACGCTCACATGCCACTCAGCCTTTTGATGCTGCTGGAAGATGAGCTAATGCCTCTGCTTGCTGAGGCCATCAACGAAATTGAATACGATCCCACGCCCCAGTACGCGGAAGAGCCTGGTATCACCATGGCTGAGATGCACAGTGCTGCATGGGCCGAACACCAAGCAATGCACTCCTGATCCATGAATTACTTAATGGGCATCGAGCATGTTGTCTCGATGCAGAATGCAACCACCATTGCATTTGACTGTGAAACTACTGGCCTTCAGCCGACTGTTGGAGGTCTACGGCTGCTGCAGTTTGCAGCACTTGATCGGACTCCAGTGATTGTTGATTGCTGGGATCTGGACGATGCCGGTTGGGATACGTTGCTGGAGTTGTTTAATCAGCGCCGGTACTGGCTGGCGCACAATGCTGCATTCGATATTGGCTGGCTCCAGGTGCATGGCATTCACCCCGCTGGTGATATTCGCTGCACAATGCTGGCTAGTCGCATCCTGACCAATGGGATGCCAAATCTCAAGCATGGCCTGGCCCATGTGGTTAAGCGGTACTTGAAGAAGGACATCTCAAAAGAGCAGCAGAAGAGCAACTGGTCAGGTGATCTGACCCAGGAGCAACTGGAGTATGCGGCCACCGACGTTGAGTTGTTGATCCAGCTAGATGGTCCCATCAACCAGCGGATGGCTGAGGGTAACTTGCACAGGGCCTGGGATCTGGAGTGCCGGGCACTTCGATCCATGGCTTTATTAAATCGAACGGGTCTTCCCTTTAATAAGCAACTACTAGACAAACTTATTGATGATCTTGATGACGACCACTTTGAGGCTGGAGAAGCTTTTATCGCTAATTTTGATGCTGCTTTACCTGACGATCACAAGTTACCCAGGGATCCTGAACACAACACTATCCTCTATAAAAAAGAGGACGCTGAGCGTATCGGTAGTAAAGAGTTTTTCAACTTAAATAGTCCTGTTCAATTGTTGAAAAAGTTTACGGCTTTGCTAGGTGAGCCACCGATTGATCAGAAATCTGGTAAACCCAGCTCCAGCAAACTGGCACTTCAGGAGTACATCGGAAATAACCCGGTTATTGCGGAGTATTTGACCTGGAAGCGACTGGAGAAACGGCGGCAGATGGCTGAGACATTGTTCAAAAACATTACAGATGATGGTTTTATCAAGGCTAGTTACATGCAACTTGGGGCTGACACCGGGCGGATGTCGTGTATGTCGCCCAACCTTCAGCAAATACCGAGAGATGTAAGGTTTCGGGCCTGTGTTCAGGCTCCAGCCGGATTCAAACTGGTGGTTGCGGACTACGCGCAGATGGAGCTGAGGCTGGCTGCAGCTGAGGCAAATGATGCGCTCATGATCCAGGCGTTCCAGGACGGAACGGACTTGCACACTCTTACTGCGATGCAGATCTATGGCGTTGATGAGGCCGATGTCACCAAGGACCAGCGACAAATTGCTAAGTCAGCCAATTTTGGCCTGTTGTATGGCAGCGGAGCGAAAGGATTGCGTAATTATGCAGCCGCGATGGGAATCCAAATGGATTTGGCTGAGGCTGCGGAAATCAGGGAGAAGTTCCACGCTGCTTACAAGGGCATCAGCAAATGGCAGCGGGAAAATGCTCGGGCTGCTGATGCGTCTTCGGGCCTTGCACCCATCTACATTCGCCGCTCCGGGATGCGGAGGTTTCTTCCGGGCGAGAACAACAAACTCACCACACGTTGCAATACGCCGATCCAAGGTGCTGGCGCGGCTGTTCTCAAACGGACCCTCGGCAAACTGTGGGAGCCGCTCCATGCAGACGGCGAAGACATCGTGCGTCTAGCTGGCGTGGTCCATGACGAAGTGATCCTGTTGGTGCGTGAGGATCATGCTGAGTCATGGGCTCAGCAACTTGCCGCCATCATGCAAGATGCTGAGGCAGAGTGGTTAGATGACGTTCCACCCCTGGCGGAGGCCAAGATCGGAGATTCATGGGATCAAGCGAAATAAGGTATTACAAGGTAATACTACGTCCCAAGCAGGGTCTGATTCACACCTACACAGCTGAAGCGCGGGATGCGTTCGAGGCTAGGCAACTAGCCTTGGCGCGTTTTCCACAGGACACCATCATCAAAATCATGACAGTCTCAAGTCGAGACTCATGAGTCCAGCCCGCACGGGAAGGCAGATTGTTTTGGACTGGCTGTACGAGGAGATTCGGCAGGCTAAGACTGCGGATCTCCAGCGTATGGCCGGTTTTTTAGCGTGGGCTAGGGAAATTAGAAAGGGGTGCGACCGCAATAGACGTACCAGTCGGAAGGCGCAGCTCGGGGCGTGGCGTAAAAAGGTGGATCCGGACGTCAGATGGGGTGGCTAGTGTGGTACATTGTGATATTGTGTAGCAGACTAGACAGTAGATCATGCCGCTGAAGCACGGACAAAAGTTTTATTGCCAGCTGCTGCTGGATAGGAATCGTTACGAGCTGGTGGAGCAGTTGGCTGTGCGAGAAGGCAAAAGAGTGACGGCGTTTTTGCGAGATATGGTGTACGCGGCGCTTGAAAAAGCTGTTCCAGGCTCTGAATACAGGGCTGCGGAAGCAGCGGATCATGCAGCATGGGCGGATTCAGTAAAAAGGCGGGTACAAGGAAGGATGCGCACCAAGCAAAACGAAACTGGCTTAAACATCGACTCATGAGACTCGTTCATGGGCTTTATTAGTCTGGACTAAAGGCCCCTGAGCTGTTACTCTGTCACAGTACACACGATTTTATTGGACTCGTGACTCGCTACATCATTGTTTGTGATGACCGGTATGTTTCTGCGTACCAGCCGGATACGCGCATCGTTAGCCTGACCTATTCAAAGGAAGATGCTGGGTCGTGGCTCACGTACGAAAGGGCAGTTGAAGCGGCGCGAGCTGTTGCTGACTGGCATGGTGCTCCTGTTGCTATCCACGCTGTTGAGGAGCCTACCTATCCCAAAAGTTGGACGTCCACTGGCCGTACAACAAAGTGACAAAACTTAACATTCCCAAGGGGCAGGAGTATTTTGAGTTGCTGGTGTGGTTGCCGGGTAGGGGGCCGTTGCGGGATATTTTTAAGGGGGAGACGGTGCTTGAGGCTATGAGAGTAGCTAAATTGCGCCATGCAGGTTGTTTGGTGGAGATCCCACCGCTTGCTGCTAAACGTCCCACGCTTGTGCGGTCTGAAAACTATGACCGTCCCACACCAAAACGTCGTCGTACTCAACGCAATGCCTGAACTTCAACCTTGGCAAAAAGTAGTCATTGAAGATGATCGCCAGGAATACATCGACTGGTTGTACCAGCTAGATGGACGGGATAAAAAGTCCCATCCGTTTCATGGTCTTTATACGGGACTTGCTGAAAAGTACAAGGGGATTTTTGCTGTTTAGGCAGAATCGCGGTCGAGGCCAGTGCGAAGGTTATTTGCTGCTTCGCGGATAGCCCAGGCTGACTTGGCGCGTTCCATGTGGTGGAGCGTATTCAATAGAAGTGCCGCTTCGAGGAGGCCGTTCCAATCCTTCTCCTCGTAGCGTTTCTTCAACATGTCGGCTGTACTGCGTTCGCTTAGTTTAGCTTCGAGGCTTTGTTCGATGAGATTCATGCTGGTCTGACGCGGATTAGCCAGCCGGACTCGGGCCCATCAATGAGCCAGCGAGGTAGCCAGTTCTTACGAGAATACGCCACTCCAGCGCCTCCTTTGTTACTGGTGTAACCACCAGCTAAAAGATTTGCTTGGCCGTTTGGATCGTTCAAGATGAAGTGGGTTGGTGTGTAGCCGATCACTACACTCCAGTGGCCGCCACCGCTGGGGTTGGTGAGGGTGCCACGGTGGAGCCAGCCTACGGGTACGGGGTAGCCCATGTTGATCTCGGCCTCAAGGTCTGTGGCAGTGCCGTCCTGGACAAATGTGGCGTGGAGTCCCAGCTCTTTTAGTGCTTTGAGTTGGGCGTGGACATCGGTTGTATCGCCGTACTTTTTGCGGACGATGTTGTAGCTGTCGTCATTGCCGACTTTGTGCCAGTAACGCGCCACCATTGCGCAACTGGAGCTGAAGCATTCTCTGTAGCCGGTTGTTGATTTGTTGTCTAGTTGGTATTCGTAGGCAACTTTTAGTAGGTGTTCCTTGGATGCTGGTGCTTGGTGGGTATCCATCAATTTGATCAGTTTGTCTGCGTAGGTGGGGTCGGTAGCGTACCCTTGCTTTTTGAGCCACCTTGCTGCTTCTGCACGGTTAGGTGCGTTGTTACAACCTTTCCAGTTTTTGTAGTCTTTGTACCAGTGAGTTACGAGATAACAAACAGCAGTTTGTATATCAGGAAAGTCGAGAAAGCTGTCGCGAACTGTTACCCAGTGGCCGTTTACAAATTCCTGCGTGGTGGCTACGTTTCCAGGGCCCTTAAGCCCGAAAAAGTTGTTGCGGCCTGCTACAACCTTGCCGTTGGAGGATTCCAGTGACCACTGGGCAGCGACAAGTTCGGGGAATTTTGCTCCAGCAATTCGGGCGGCTGTAACAATGCCGTTCCAGTTGTTGGAGATTTCAGTTTGCTTTTTTGATTGGCTCCAGATCTTGAACCACTCCTGATTGCGACCAAGGATATGAGGGTTGGCTTTGTTGATGGCCTCTTCCAGTTCGGTTACAGCAGCCATTTGGTGCGGGAGGCTGCGGTAAAAGCGCATTAAATCCAGCAGCCTGATGGCGTTGGGGTTACTCACGAGACCAGGGTGCGTGGATGGACATGGGGCCGCCCAAATCTAGAGAGTCACTGGTTTGTAGTTCGGTATCTACTGGTTCGTGAATAATTACGGGTTCTGGTGTTTTTGGTTGGGTTGCAAGCCACTCCTGCTCAGCCGCAATGATCTGAGCAGGAAGCTTGGCTTCAAAGGCTTTCTGTTGCTTTTCACGCTTTGCAGCGATAAAAGTACCAGTGCCGACTGTGATCAGGGCTTTTTTGGACGTAGCAACGTAAGGATTTGCATCACCAGTTGCAGGATGCTATTTGCTTTCAGGGAGGGGGTAATGCCGATTATTTCGGATGCTGCAGCAACAACGATCCAGAAAATCGGGTTTTCGAGGATGCCCATAGGAATACAGAACTCTGTGCAAGTCTACAGCTAGCCCAGCTGATGTCCAGCAAGCATGGTGATTTCTAGCTACCGTCTAGGTAGCTTCGACCTCGCGTGGACTACATCGACGAGGAACTTGGCTTTGTAAGTAAACGCCAGGCTAAGGCTAAATTTCGAGATCAAATACTGAAAGGTTGGGATTACAAGTGCGCGTACTGTCGAGAGCATTTAGGTAAATCTGGAACGCTCGATCACGTGCGTCCAAAATCCAAAGGCGGAGAAACTTCAACATCCAATTTGGTTGCTGCCTGTTTTAATTGTAACGTGCGTAAAAGTTCCAACGAATGGAAAGATTGGTTTCGTATGCAGCATTTTTGGGAGCCGCACTTAGAAGATGCAATTTGTTACTGGCTTAGTCAGTAGGTGATTTCCAGCCCATGCCTTCTGCGTACATGTGGGCAAAATACTCGTCTTCGCAATACCGGCATACACCACCTTTACATACTCTGTAGTACAGATCTCCACGTTCGTTTTCAAGCTGTTCGATGGTGAAGCCTTGACCGATGTCAGTGCTGTGTACGATCACACGTTCAGTCATGCCTACCTAGATAGTTCCAGCTTGATAATACGCACGTCATGATCGAGCACTTTGTCTTCGACGTCACCAAGCTTTTTTTGGATCACCTGCTGGTTGCTAAGCACATCATCCAGCTTGGTTGGGACGGTGTAGCACAGGTAAAAGATACCAGCACCGGCACTGCCGACGGCAAGCACGACGATGCCAGCTAATGCTTCCTGACGTACGCCGCGCCAAAACCCCGGTTGTAACTCAGGGGTTGACACGACGCCGCATTTACTGCATGTATTTTAACTATGCTGTGGCCCAAGGCACGCCAGCAGCTTGGGTTGGATTGCGCTGTTGATCGAGTTGGTTTTGCAGGGCAGCTTCCACCTCGTCAACCTTGTCGGCGCCTAGTGCGTCTTTCACCCAGCTGATCACTTCGTCTTCGGTGAGATCAGAATACGGAATCAGATTCTCGGGACGCTCGAAACCGATGCTGCCGTAGGCGGATGAGGCGTAAGCATCGTCTTTTGCGTTGACGGTGTAGTGGCTCAAGAAAACGAAACCGTCAGCAGTTTCTCTTTCAAGTTGAGCAATGGCCCAAGTAAAAGTGGTGTCAGCCATTGGATTGAAGGTGTTTGAGGCTATAGTAGTGTCCCCAGCGTGTTAGCGCACCTGGGGGATGACCGACCCATCGCAGTGGACCGATGCAACAGTTTAAGGCATTGCCGTCATGTTCCAGGATTCTGGAAGTTTTTGATTTTAATCCGCTAAATGGTTTTTTCTACAGAAAATCAAGCAAGTATTGCCCGTGGTTAAACGGGCAAAGATCTGGATCAGTTGGACCAAAAGGATACAGATTGTTACATTTAGATGGCAAGTACTACATGGAACATAGATTGGCCTGGATTGTTCATTATGGACCAATTCCATACGGCATGACAATTGATCATGTAAATGGAAATACCAGTGACAACCGTATAAGCAATTTAAGACTAGCTAGTGATTCTGAAAATAGTTATCACAGAAAACGTCGGTCAGACAACAAGACTGGGTATAAAGGTGTGTATCAGCGTGAAAACGGAAAATACAGAGCCTGTATAACAGTGAGAAGGCAAAAAGTTAATTTGGGTACTTTTGAAACATCCGAGGAAGCCTACGCCGCCTATTGTGAGGCTGCACGCAGGCTTCATGGTGATTTTGCCAGGCTTGAATAACTTATTCAGCCCACGCAGCAGTAGCGATTGCCGCCACCTTGGGGTCTTCGGCGCTCAGGTCAGCGCCAGGTTCGATGACGTGACGGTGGTAGGAAGTGGACAGCACGACGTCGTCCTCAAGGACGCGGGTGGCCTGGCGGACCTGGATGGCGCCAGATTCCAGGACTTCAATCTTGTCAATGACGACTTCTTTGATGAGTGCCATTAGGAACATCCTCCGGATGTAACAGGTTTAGGTCGTAGTTTTAAGCCGAATTGCGGGCTAGGGGTTAGACGGTATAAGAGCCAGAAAGAGTTAACGCAGCATCAGCATCATATGCAACATCGGTTGCAACACCTCCTCCAACAGGACTTTGCTTTAAGCGAACTGTGTTAGCGTTATTATCCACTTGAGCTGTGGCATAGTTATTTGCCGAAAGTGCTACGTTGCTTATGAAGCCAATATTTACTCCAGGGTAGGTCTGCGTATTGCTCGAAGTAAAGGGAAGTCCGGTGATTAGTAGATTCCCGGTGCCAGTTCCCGCGCTCCAGTTTACATACATTTCAAAATGCACAACTCGGCCAATTTTGGTATATCGAGCACTTTGAACTGCATAGCTTGCAGTTCCCACAGTAGAACTTCCTGCAACTGTTGGAATAAACGTCCCCTCTTCATAATCGTCCAGCGTGTTCGGGTCGGCGCTGGCGACTTGGGTTGCGGGGAACGTGATGCCGCTGGAGAGTTGGAGAACGCCGCCGGATGTGTTAGCGGTGGTGGTGCCAACCAGCAACCTGCCGCTGGGGTCAATGCGTAAGCGTTCGGCACTACCTTGGCCAAATGTAAAACTTGTGTTGTCAGTTCCTATGTAACAATTTGCGCTGCCACCGTTT